GAATATGACCGGTAAACAAAAGAATGATACCAATTGCCAGTGTAGCAAGTTCGGCATAGGCCATGATCTTCGCCATTTCTTCGGTAATACCATCAGTGATACCGGAGAAATCCATTTCAGCGCCTCCGCCTCCGCCGCCGCCACTATCTTCTGTAAGGTTGTTTATTTCATCGAATGATGCAAGTTGTTTTTCTGCCTTTGATGCCGCTCCGCCGACATTGCTCATTGCTTTTGCCTGCTCATTCAATGCTTTAGCGTTTGCGGCAGACTGTGAAGCGGATTTTCCAGAAATGAATGAAAAGAACTTAGCAATAGCGGCAACAACATAGTTGATGATCTTTATCAGAGACAGGATAAACGGCGCAGATGCCTCATAGATAGACTGAAATGCAGTTGCGGCTGATCCTCTAAGTTTAGAAAGTTCATTCGTATATTCTTTGTTCGTTGCTAACAACTTATTGTAATACGTAAGCATTCCGCGCAATGCCCTCGTAATAAGTGAAAAGAACAGAACCCTCTTTGCCAGTCCGAGAATGCGCTTTTCAACAGCCCGCAGAGATTTATCCCAACCAGCAAAAGTGTTTTTTACTCCTGCACTATTTGGCACTGTTTTCAGCTTGTCCTTTATATCCTGAACCTTTTGCTGTTGATGCTCGATCTGTGCTGTTGAATTTGCTATGCTTGCGTCATATCTCTGAACAGCCGCGTCAGTCTTGTCAAATTCTTTCTGTAGGTCTGCAACTTTCTGCTTCTGATCTTCATATTCCTGAGAAAGACGTGTAAGCCTTGCCTGATCCTCTGCAGACGTTGTTGCCATCGGATTATTCATCTGACCTTGTAATTTCTGAATTGCGCTTTCATACTCATACAGCTTGCGCTTTTCTTCATCCAGTTGAAATCCTTGCTGTGTGTTCTTTTCTTTCAGCAAATCACGCGTAATTGTATCTTTCTCCTGCTTTCTTGTCTGTCGTTCAATCTCTTTCTGTGCCTGAATCAGTTCCTTTTTCAACGATTCAGCGTCAATGTGCGTATTGAATACAATATCTCCGCCATTCATGTCTTTACACCACCCCACATAGAAAGAATATCATTATCAGCAGTGCTATACTTCCCTTTTATATCAACAAGATTCCTGTTTTCTCTGTACCATGCAGAATCCTGCTTATCCAATGATTTACCTTTTGCAAGCTTTGTCCTGATAGATACAACTTGCGTAAATGTGCAATCTCCACCGATCTCCATAAATGCAGATAGAAATGACCACCAATGAAATTCATCCAGCGTTCTAACATCGCGACCAACTACACGATTCACCGGTGCGATCACAAGCTGATAATCCTGCTCCCAATCCATCAGCTTTCGTTTGTTTCTATCTGATTCAGAATCACTTCCACCACGAATAAACCAGAATAACTTATTTATTGCCTCCTTGTAATCTTCAGGAGGCATATCGGCGAAATCAGGATAGAAAAAGCCAAGCGCCAAAACGCCACGTTCATTATCCTGCAATTCAACATCATTCAGGACTTCAAACACGTCCATCATAACGCGGAAATCGGTTCTTATTTCGTATTCTGTGCCGTTTATTTCAACGGTTCTAGGTAGATCATACGTCATTTTTTCTTTGCGTATTTCTGCCATTTAGCAGTGTAATGAGCAACACGAGGACTTGCCGCCTTTGTCTGTTCATCAACATTGCTTTCAACTTCATCAAGGATTGCCAACAGGAAATTCACAACCATAGGCATACCGTCAGATACTGCAGTGCAGTCATACGGAAAAATCTTGTCAGAAATACCATCACCGAAAACCGCATCAACTTCGTTTCGGATTGCTCTATCTCTGTCATTCATGAATGCATAATAGGCATCAGCATCATCTGCAGACAACTCAGGATTATCATTCACGATTTCTTCAATTCGCTTCAACAGTGCATGCATCTTCTGATTGAATCGTGCGTCACTGGGATTGAAAGAAATCTGAGCGCATCCGTTTACGGTATACGTTTTCAGGCCGTTGTCAAAGTTTAGTTCTTTCATGTAGTTCCTTTCCTCCTGTTCTTATTTAGGCCGCATCTACAGTAAACGTCACAACTCCTGTGCTTGCAACAGCCGCTTTTCCAGTTGTTCTGTTGCCGCCATAAGTAACGTTGACAGGCATACCAATATTGCCGCCGCCTGCACCACCAAGGCCAGTGACCTCAATAGCACAACCGTCATAACGTTCTGCAAAAACAGCAGTATTGGCAGTGCCTGCGTACAGATGAACAATAAGCATATCAAGATTGCACAGGCTTGCGCTATCCTGCTTTTCAACTGCAAGATTCCACAGTTTCTGCTGTGCGGTATCTCCGTTGACAAGATCCCAAGGATCAAAAGTCTGGGATACAACAGGCTTTTTCATCGTGATATACGTGTTATCGAGAATGTCTTTCTTTGTTTCGGTTGCCCAATCATAAGACGCGCTGGAATCCTCAACGCGCTTGCCAACGGGTGACCATACGGGAGTTTCAGCAGAACCAGTGTTCAGATATGCAATCAGCATGCCTCTTGCAATCGTCTTGTTCTGTTCAGTATTGAATGTGATATCCGCCATTTAATTCACCTCATAGATCAGTTTTAGCGTGATTTGATGTTCCTCTGTTCCATCTTCATAACGTGCTGTCATTGTTGCAGAATCAGTGCATTCAACCTTTTGTGAGATCATGTTGCCACATAGTTCAATATCATTTGATTCTGCCCATTCAGCGATTTTCATCAATGCTTCATCCATCTTCATCCGTTCATCAGCGTTGTTTGGCCTGTCTCTGTAAACAAGAGAAAACGGAAATTCAGCTTGATATGAACCATCAATGTACTGTTTTGTTTTGTAGGATGTGATTGTCGCGCTAACAGTCATTCCTCTTTCTTCCAGATACTCATACTCAACGCGTTCAAATGGCACGTACTGGCAAGTTGACAACCAGATACATACAGCGCGGCTAACCTTTGAACGTTCCGAAATCGGCACATACGTCCTGTTATCGTCCATATCTATCAATCGCCTCCTTTGCAACTCTCAACCATTTGTCTTTGTTATCTGTAAAAGATCTGTCAACCCAATGAGATCCAGCTTTGGCGTGAACACTTGTTGTGTAATTCAATGGTTTTTCTGTCGGTACAAGTTTAGCGCCTTTCTTGTATCGCCATCCAACTTCTTCGATGTAAAAAGGGCCGCGTCCTGTCTTGCTGTCAACCATTCGTTTTCCGAACCACAAGTAACGCGCATACGGGCCGGGATAGATAATGCTTTTGCCAAGTGTGCGTGTTCTCTGATTCAGTGACATGGTTAACGCCGGGACATACGGACGCGTATCTTTCATTATCTGAATTGCAACAATACGTTCAGCTTCAGAGCATGCGTTTGTGATATTGGAAAGATCAGGGTTAACGTCAATCGTGTAGCTGATCAACGCCCACGCACCTCCCAATGTCGCATGCTTGCACTACCATAATCGTAATGCGTTACGGATACTGAATCATACACATTGGGATACGTCATGCGCATCGTTCTGTAATCATGTGCAGAACGTTCACCCTTAACGAAATAGCAATCAATATTGCTTGTGCTACCACATGCCTTAACAGTCCATGTATTATCGTCACCTTTGTATTCTTCCGGTGAAACATAATGCATTTTTCTTCCGTTAAATGGATCTCTTGCATCAACATCTTCAGGAATCAGTAAAGTTGCGTTGTAATCATTGGTAGAACCGTTCTGTGATGGCCTAGAACCGTCTGAAACGTCCAAAAACACTCCATGCAACACAACTGCATGCAAAGTGTTTTCTTCCGTATAATCGGCATTCTTTGACGTAATGACGTTAACAAGTGTAACTGTGTGCGGAGCAAACATATCAACACCCCCGGTAAATCAATCCTGTCGGTGCTAAGTATGTCCGAATCGCATTCCAGATCTCATTGTTCATTCCATTGTCAATTTCAGACGCAGATCGGAACGTTCTTGAATACGAACCAACTTTTTCAGATGTTAGCGCAGAATTATCACGCTTTGTCCTCTGCGCAACAGCAATTGCATCAGCAATAGCACAGGAGGCCATTTTAATGGCCTCCATGTCTTTATTCGCCGCCGCTTTTCCAAGAGTGAAATAATCCAGCTTCGCACATGCAATAACAG